TGCCTTTGTTTTGTTATTTCCTTTCCTAAGGACGCGTCCAATAGACTGGAGATTCCGAATTCTAGATTTGGATGGAGAAGCAAAAATAACATTATGGAGATTTTTAATGTTGATACCTGTACTGAAAGTTCCATATGAAGCAATGATAATTGCGTTGTTTTCTTTTTCAGTAATCTCCCTGACTAATTCTCTATCCTTTGTGTCCACTCCACCATGAACGAAAAACACCTGACGTTCATCAATCGTGGAATTATTTATCAAATCATAGAGTGGTTGTCCGTGTCCTTCAACTCTTGCAAAGAGTATCAGAGTATTACCCTTAAGATCTAATGCAAGATTGCGAATGAATTTATTTCTGCGTTCATGATTGATAATATATTGAACTTCATCCTCAAATGTTTCAAATTTATGTGCTGGGTGTTTCAGTAGAAGTACATTAATATCTAATTTGGCTACATGTCCCTTCTTCATTAATTCTTCTGTACGAATAATTTTATATGAAGGACCGAATAAACCTTCCAACACCCACTTATGAGTTTGTGTGCCATCAAGTGTTCCGGTAAATCCAAATCGATACTTGCAATCGGCAAGTTTAGACATTATAGATATTAATGATTTACTTTTAAACTGGTGTGCTTCATCTCCAACAACCACATTAAATCTTGAAAAGTATTTGCGGGGGAGTTTGTAGATGGACTGCCAGGTAGTGATGATTACCTGAGAATCTGTTTCTCTTTCACGTCCCGCATAAATCTTGTGGCAAAATGAACCTACGTCCCAACCATAGTCTGCAAAGTCTTTATACATCTGTTCTACTAGGGAAGTCGTCGGAACGACTATCAGAATATTTTGTTGCTTCTCAACGTAATATCTCACAAGAGAGTATATCATCAGAGACTTTCCAGAAGCAGTTGGGGATATCAACAACTTTCTATTATGTTTTAGGGCGTCGTATACTCCCTCTACTTGGTAATCACGAGGAGAATACTTGCAAATAGCATTCATATAATCTTTCACACCTTCTTTTGAGATAAAATCATTCGTCTCAAAAGGAAGACCATAAAACTTATTATCTACAAACTCATACGTATATTCATGATCATCGCAGAACTTTGTAAGTTTATCCAATAACCCAACATATATCTCTCCAGTTTGAGTATTGAATAGACGAATTTTTCCGTCCCAGTGTCTACTACGATACTGAGGCATAAACTTTGCGCCTGGTACATCAAAGGTAAATTGATCTGCTAACTCGTAGTAGACGTGAGGTTCTGCTTTTACCTGAAGATATACTTCATTCTTTTTTGAAATAATCAAATGAGACATAATCCATAGGATTCACCTATAGGTATTTAGTCTTCACCATTAAACTTAAAATCTAATACTGCTTTATATAATTCCGTCTTTAAATAATTGAGATGCTCCTGCTCATAAGGATGTCTTGATGGATGTCCTTCCCAAGTCTCAATTCTTTTACATACGCAATGGTATAAAAGATGTATATCTTCTATACCAAAATCTAAAACAAAAGGTGATTCTTTATCATCCATTAGTTATATCCTGCTTGGAATTTGTTCCAATCAATTGCATTCTTAATTTGAAAAGTTCTATTCGAAACTGTTTTAATAATTTCTTCTAAGAACTTTAGTTGAACATCATAATAACGAATTTTAAGATCCACTTTATTTAATCTCTCATCAGCATCCAGATACCTCTGTAATGCTTCTTTATCTCGAACTTTATATGGAAATGGTTCTTCTACATAAACCTCTGCTGGTGCCTTTCCAGTGTAGTAATTATACCTTTCCAACTTAACTCTATTAAATTGTTCTCTTGCCTTTTCTTTTAGAAGTGTAATTGTATTATAAAGTGTATAATACTTTGAATGAAGTTGAGGAATTTTTAAAGATTCATCATGTAGATTATCAGGGTCGATTTGAGAATCTCTTTCCCACATCTCCTGAATTTGATCAAGATTCATAAGGGTGTTCTATTATCAGATGCTAGTACATTGTAGATAGTATACTTGAAAGTGACCTCTGCTGTAAAGTAGTTTATATCAGAATCACTTGCCTCAAATTCTAAAGATGTTAAGTAAGTTGGAAATAAATCTTTAAATTTTACAATAGCAACATCTCTGAAATTGCTATTTAAGATGTGAAGACTTCCATCACTAAATTGATAGTTTAAATCTCTTACTCCATTATCATCAGTTATTAAATCTCTAAATTGTTGAGTAGTTTCTGGAAATCCTAGACCAGTCAACCAATTGTGAACTGCCATATAATTTTCCATGTTCTCATCAACTAAAAATCTTAAAGAAAAATCACCATAATTTAACTTGTCTCCAGGAACATCCAAATCCTTGAGATAGTTTGGTTGAACTGCGGAACCTAAACTAATTTCAGGTATTCTTGCAGAATTGCAGAAAAAAGAAATTTTTGGATCTTTTGATAATGTAAACTTAAAACCAACCGGAGATAAAAAGTTTCTATTGTTTATTTGGTTGGGAAAATTACAAGTCATTTTTATTTTTATTTAGATAAAAAAAGAGGGTTCCGAAGAACCCTCTGAGAAGTGAATGCCCGAAGGCTGATATCACATGAGGTTTTGAACCTTGACTCTTCTGTAGTAACGGTTTGCGTTAGTCTTGAGAGCACCAGGATTAGTAACAGGTGCAGCACCTTCTGCAAATGGGTTAGCAGCAAGACCATAACGAGTCTTGAATCCAATCTTAGGCTGGAAGGTGTTCTCACCGACGGCACGAACCATCTGGAGGGGAACGTATGGGCAGTAGAACAGACCTGCGTCATAAGGTGAAGAACCCTTATAACCAGCAACGTAGTACTGATCACCAGAGACGTTTGCAGAATATGGATCGATGTATACACGATACTTACCTGCAAGTACACCTGCGAAGGTGTTACCGGTGTCATCAACGTTCAGGTTTGCGTTGAGTGCTGGGGTGTAATCAAGTACACCAGCCATGGTCAGTGCGGAAGCAACGTCTGCAGAGCAGAGGATCATGTTGCCCTTTCCTCTACGAGTTCTTTGTGCGATTGCGTTAGCATCACGCTCGATTTGGAAAATCAGACCCTTGAACTTCTCAACAGACCAACGACCATTGGAGTCAACGTCGAGGTCGAAAGTACCAGGAGTTGCAACGTTTGCTTGAGCACCAGGCTCTGCAACTTTATAGATGGTTCTGATGACTTCACGGTTGATTTCGGCAAGAATCTCAGTTGAGAGAATGTTTGCCAATTCTGCTTCAGCATTCAGACCATGAATTGCCTTGAGGTCCTGTGCGAGTTCTAATGAGTACTCGGCTTTCAGTGCTCTTGACTTTGCAGTAACGGTGACTTTCTCAATCGAGAATGCCATCTCGTTGAAAGATTCGCCATTACCCAGTGCTTCAGACTGTGCGGTATCCATACCCTGCTGTGCAGTGTATCCGCTTTCAGTTTGAGCAGTTGGGCTAAGCAGACCTGGATTGGATCCAAGTTGAGAACCGGTAGTACCAAAACCAACTGAATTGCCTTCAGAACCAGCAACATATGGGTTTGCAGTTCCGATTCCACTATTGGAGAATCCAGTATCTGGTTCGTCGAACAGTGCTTCTGCGCCACTCTGAGAAGAGTAACGGGAACGCATTGCAAAGATCAGACCAGTAGGACCATTCATTGGTTGAACACCAGCCAGGTCATATGCGACCAGGTTAGGCATTGCACGTCTGATCAAGGAGATCAGAACGGGATCGAAGTTAGCAACTCCAGCTCCGGTTGAGTTAGTTGGACCAGCTTCAGAAAGAAATTCTCTTTCTTCCTTAAGCATTTTTTCTTGGTTCTCCAGAAGAACTGCGGTAACCATTCTCTTATGGGCATCTTGGATGCCACCGAGACCCTCATGGTTGAGGATAGGTGCCCACTTCTCCTGAAGGTGTTCAGCATTGAAACCTTGCATTTGAATTTACCTTGTTAAAAATTTTTAGTTTGATTTATGATTAAAAAATCACTTTTGCGAAACTCTGGTCAGAGTGTTCAAGTATGATTCCATTAAACCAGTTGCTGGTTGACTAGAAACTTCTGAACTCTCAGAAATATTCTCTGACTGGTCTCTTTGAGATCCAGCATTCTCTGGGAAGTATGACTTACGCAGAGTTACCAGTTTCTCACGATATGTATCTTCACTATCAAACTCAACATTTTCTGCAAGAGAAGCGAGTTTATCCTTTTGTGAAAGTGCAAGACCTTCACAAACCTCGGAGAAGATTACATCAGCAACCGACTCAGCTAATCTTTGTTTGAGAGCAATATTAGATCTAATTTGCTCGTTGAGTTTATCTTCCATCTCATCTAATTTTTCTACCATTGCGGTAGTTACATCATATTTCTCTTCAGGGATATTTACATAATGATCTTCAAAAAGACTTCTCATTCCGGTGAGGAATGATTCGGTCATTTCGGACTTGAGACCTTGCTCAATTGCGAGTTGATTTTCCGAAATCCACTCTTCGGCAACATACTCAAGATATGCGTCAACTCTCTCAGTGAGTTCTTCCTTAATGGAAACAACTTCCTCTTCAAGAGTTGCTTCATATTGTGCCTTCAGTTCTTCTTGAATTCCGGCAACTTTTGCGTTGATAGCAGTTTCGAAAATAGTGCGTGCTTTTTCTTGGAACTCCTCAGAAAGTTCTTCACCAGCAAGCAGTGCTTCGACATCTTCTTCGATGTCATATTCAGCAACTACTTCCTCTTCTTCGGTGACTACTTCTTCTTCAGTAGTTTCTTCTTCAGCAACTACCTCTTCTTCAGTAGTTTCTTCTTCAGCAACTACTTCACCCTCAACTTCCTCTTCCTCTTTCATACCCTTAGGCATAGATTCAGCAGGCTTAGCACCTTTGTTTACTATATCCTTAACGGATGAAATTGTAGGTTCTTTGAGTTTGGCAGAGTTATCATCTACCTTATAGTTTTCTGGAGTAGGACCACCGAGATCTTCCCAATTGCCAGTTTGGCCAGGTGTCGAAACACCGGAAGCATTGCTTCCTGCTTTTGGCATTGATTCAGATGCAGCAGAGCCTTTGGTTACTACGTTTTCCATTTCTTGTAAATTGCTACCAACGGACATTT